GCTGAAAGTGTCTGGCTATCCCCTCCTCTTGTTGAAGAAGAGTTAGATATCATTCCTTTTGCAAAACAAGGGATAGTCTTTGAATATATCCAAGACTTTTTAATAGCACCAGTATTCTGGTCCTGATAATCTTCTTGTATATATACATCTACCTTCATATTGAAAATAGAATCGACTAAATTGTTCATGTTAGATAACTACCATTTTGTTTGTGACATATGTAAGTAGTAACTGATCAACATAATTATTGCCAGTTCCGCTAAATGCTGATGTATCATACTGGAACTGCCAGTCAAATGTCTGTATGCTCTTAATATACTTATTGCGCCATTCTTTATCTTTAGAGAAGAAATCTCTCATTAATTCAATACATGCAATCTCTACGTCATCTGGGACATGATCCCAGCCGTATCTACCAGCAACTTTATAAGTGCCTCCGTTTACAAATATACCTCTACTACTATCATTGATGCTTGGTGGGATCATCCCATTTGCATAGTAAACAACATTGTCTAAGGTATTTGACCTATCAACCTTTAATCCAAATCCACTCTCTGATACATAAATTGGCATATTTAAATTGTTTACATTGTTTATCGTATCTACTAAAAGCATATCATTAAGATATAGTTCGTGCAGCTCATTAATTTTGTGTGGCAGTGGAAGAGTGTCGGCGCCAGTAGAATACACAATATTTACATCATCGTATAAATGAAACTGTTGACCTGTATAATTTTCTATAAGTTTTCTAGCATATCGTTCTGCGGCAACTAGGTCAGCAAATGTTCTGTAGTTTGGATCAGACTGATCAAATCCAAAGCCTAAAGCATCTGCTGCTTGAGTTAAATCAGCGTATGGCTGAACTACAAATAGCTTATGCTCCTTTATTACTGGCTCGCCATCTACTTCATATTCCCAAACAAGCTTTAGTGATCTAGGTCTATCTGTAAGAGAAAGAGGTGGATATACGCTATAAACACCAAAGTCTGTGTCTATCTCTTCCGCCTCTTGAGTTTCTAAAACAACTTCTGGATTTATAGAAGGAGCAATTGCTGGGTCTTCTGTTATATCGTAAAACTTAACGATTGGCAAAGAATCAGCTTTAGCTATTCCGCCCTTCCAAAAAACTCTTTGCTTTACTGGAGCATTTGTTCCTACTATAATTTCCATGTTGTGTGATTAAGCTTAGCCGTAATAATCCTGAACTTCTTTTGGTGTGGCTAAACGAAACCCCTCCTCTTTATCAAAAATTTGCTGAGCTGCATCTTTATGCATTGCTACAAATGGGTGGTCCTGAGTGAACGTGTAGCCCATAATGTCATATCTAAAGTTTGCTCTTGTCATCATAACCAATACTGTATCCTCTGTGCGCTCTGCCTTTGGGTCAAATACTGGAAGGATTTCAATCTCTTCTTTTGCATCTTCTACATCCTTGAGTGTCTTAGCATACACTGCGTAAGTCACTCCTTCTTCTGCTAGTGCTGCAATTACATCCTGCTTATTTTTAAGACCTGCTGTATCAACCGCAAACTCTTCTGCAATTGCCTTTAGCTCTCCGACTTTTAATGTGTCAAAAGACATTTAATACTCCTTTTTCTAGGTAAAACCATTATAGCATTGTATAATTAAAATGAAAAGCCCCCAAAATTAATTGGGGGCCTTTCTGAGATTAATTCCTAATTAGGAAGCAACCTTAACGTTCTTTACAACTACCCAAGCGTCTGCCTGCTCGATTTGAACGCCAACACGAGTATACATTGTGTACTCGATTGAGTCCTTGCGTGGCCAGAAGAAGCGGTAGACTGTTACATCACGCTTTACACCAATAACAACGTTATTAGGGAATGTCAAGTGGACGTCACCGTGTGAGCCAGATGCATTTGCGTAATCACCAGTCTGTGTTTCTGGAAGAAGTGGAACTTCAACAATTGGAATACCGAATGCGTATGGGGCTACATAGCCTGCTGGACCTGAAACAGGTGCAACTTCACCACGGATGATGCCTGAAGCAATATCCTGTGGGTTAACATTCTGAATGTTCTGTGATGTTGAGTATAAGTAATCCTGAATCAAGTTTGAACCTGAAAGGAAGCGAAGGTCTGTACGACGTTGCTTGTACTTACGTGGAAGTGCCTTAAGTGCTGAGTTAAATACAGCACGTGAAAGTCCAGCACCTGCTGCGTCTACGACGTGTGCATTTGCCTTTGCCTTCTTTACAACACCGTCAAATGCCTTGTAAAGTGCATCTGATGTTAGTGATGTGTTACCGTTAAGAAGAACATCTTCGATGTCGTTTCCAGCCTGAGTTGCCATCATACGTGCGATGTGGTCTTCTAGATCTGGACCTTCGATGTTATCTTCTAGTGACTCTGTTGAGAGTTCCCAGTCGAGACGAAGCTTCTTTGTTGTGAGAGAGATCTTTGAGAATGTAACGGCTGCGTTTGATGCAGTATTGTCACCTTCTGTTGCGAGCTTCATAAGCTTCTCGCCTACGCCGACTCTGTCGATTTCTGTTGTGTCTGACTTCATTCTGACAGTACGTGCGACCTTACCAATTACGGTTGCGTCGAACATATAGTCTAGGAAGCGAGCTGATTGTTCTGGATTAAGAAGACCACCGTTGCCGTTTTCAGACGCAGTGTGAATGCCTTCTCCACCAGTTGTTGATGCGAAAGTACTTGTAGCTGTTGTTCCAGCTGCTATTGCTTTCTCTAATGTTTCATTGCTCATTATAATTTCACCTACCCTAGTTAAATATTTCGTTTACGGAACCGAGGAAAGAACCGTTCCATTTTGATTTGTTTGTTGCTAATACCGCAGACCCGCCGAGGTCTGAGGACTTCTTAATTGCTGTATCGCCTTCTACGGCATCTACACGCTTTTGAACACCATCAATGGTGCTCTTTATTTCTGTTACAGCTGCACTAAGTGCACTGTGCTTTTCTGCTAACTCTGTAATTTGAGCATTTACGCCCTTGCTAAAAGTCTCTACAGTTTCTTTAATTTCTGAAACCTGTACTGCATTTGCCTCTGTAGCCTTGCTAAGAGTATCTGCAAAGAATCCCTTTAGGTCTACTAACATTTTTGCAAAATCAGGCTCTTCAACTTCTACTGCAGCATCTGCTTGAGGAGCATCAACCGACTTAAAGACATCTACAGAAGCAGAGTCTGCATCTTCTGCTGACTTATCAGCAGCTTGTGCATCTTCAACAGCAGGAGCATCAGATGCTACTACGGTCTCTTCAACGATTGTCGCTTCTACTGCTGGTGCTTCTGCAACTGGTGTTGCTTCTACAACTGCTGTATCTTCAGCTTTTACGTTTAGTTTTTCCACTTCATTACCTCCTTGTACGTTTGCCTGTTTTGCTATTGTTTGTGTTGCAGGCAACGGAACTCTTGACTTCTTGAATGAAGCAAGAATCTTATCTATCTCTTTTGATTTGTTTATGTCTGAGCTTTCAACCCAGCCAATTAGCGTAGCTTCTTTTCCTGTAACTGGAGAAGAATATGTTTTGTCTGTTGAGATAAAAACAGAGTCGCTTTCTTCGCAATAAAAAATATTTTCTGTAACTACATCTGCAGCCATTCCTTTAAATATAAGCTGGCCGTTCATCTTTTCAATTGAAACAATATTGCACATTTCATTTGCTGGAGAATCTACAATAGATAACTCTACTAGATCATACTCTTTAATAAATCTTACTGCTTCACCTGTTGCTTTATTAACTTCGTTATCTGAGTCTTTAATCTTTCCGCCGATTGAAAAACCAGAAAGAGTGCCATCAAGAACTTTTTCCCAAGTATCCTGTGCACCCTTTGAAATATATGTTGTTACGTAAACACCATTGTAAAATGTTTGTGACTTTTGATCGTAGTATGTTTCTGGCTTAAAAGAAACAATTTTGCCAACTGCAATTGGCTGATGCATTTCTCTTATGTTTCCTCTAAAACTTTCAAATGCTTTGATGCTTGCTTCTGCAGTAACTACATCTCCTGTTTGATCTACGTTATCTAATGTAGCAAATCCAGATACAGTTCTATTCTCCCTGTTCACTTTTGTGAAGGGGACAGCTAAATGAATGTTTTGGCCGTCGGAGGACCACTGAGCTTTTTCAATGTTCATATGCTTAATTTTATACGTGTCTATCTAAAAATGCAAATAGCAGTTGATTAGGCTTAGTCAACCTTTTTACCGTCACCTTTTGCATTTCTGCCTTCTCCGACTTTGTCTGAAGAAGCAGCAGATCTTTCAGAATCTCTGGCCCTGGTTTTGCCAGCCGTTGCTTTTTGATCAGCTGCTTGCTGTGGCTTTAATTCTACCATTTCGTCTCCACCTTCAACTGGAATCATTCCCTTTTTAATTCTAACTTCATTAGGGGTAATTACCTGCATTCTCAAATATCTTTCGTCTATCTGAGATTGTGTATCTTCATCAGTCAGGGTTAGCTCTTCGAATTTAATTTTTAAAGCATCTGTTTTTTCTTCAATTATAGAGTTAATTCTTTTTTCTAATCTCATTTGTGCTGGACGACATACTTGCTCTTTAAATGTTTTATCTGCATCTCTAGCATTTGCCAAGGATACCCCCTCTGGAACTCCAATTTTATTAATTGGAACTCTATGTGCTAGTAATATCTCATCCCTATTAGACTGTCTATAAATATTAAATGATGACTCCTGGGCTCCCGCCTCAACTGGCTCCATTTTAAATTCAACTTTATTATCTGGAGTGTCTGCTGGTAGAGGAATATAAAGAGATCTATGATTCTTGCCCTTTAGCCCAACCTGGAAAAATTCAAGGAGCTTTCTTTCTGATTCTGGAGAAAGCTTTGCACCCTTTACTGTAATTATATATCTTGGGACCGCTTTATTTTCAAAGTAGTCTAAGTTATATCTTCCAGCAAATTCATTTCCAGCAAGTGCCATCTGTGCTGCAACAATATCTGGAATACCATAGTAATTATTCATTGGTGTGTACTTCTTCAAATGAATTATCTCATTTGGTCTATCTTCTACATCACCAATTGGATTAGGTGTTTCTGTGTCGCCAAAGTTTCTAAAGAATACAGCCTTACCATAAAGCAATTGCATAAACCCATCACGCAATCTTCTAACTCTCATAGTCTTTGCTGGTATATGGCCAATATAACCTATATCTCCACCAGTTGTTCTTCCAATTTCAATATAACCATTGCCAGTTGCTTCTAAATCAGTATATACTTTAATTAGAGTTTCAGTAAAAGTATCTTCATCATTTGTTGAGTCTAACCAGTCTTGCAAATCTTGCTTTAGCTTATTTAGTTTTCTACGTGCTCTTTCAAGTTGTTTGTCATCTGTGATTGCATCAATAGCATCATTGGTTTTTCTTGTCTCCATGAAAGAATAACCAAGCCCAACTATGTTTGCAACCTTTGCGTTAATAGCTGCATAGTTATATGTTGAAACTTCATATATTTGTGATAAATATTCTAAATTATATATTGGTTGAACAAGGTCAAACATTGCATAGCCAGTAACTGCTTGCTGTAGAAGATTTTGTTGTGTTGCTGCTCCGTCTTTACCAGTAAATGATTTTGCAAAGTCTCTGTTAACTTTACGCTTAAAATTTGTTCCTAGGCCTCTTACCTTTTTAAGATCTTCAATACCAATTGCAAATGGGTCGACATGTTCTTTTTCTTTTTTAAATGAGAATATGTCTGAACTATTTTTAACAGATACTTCGTATGTATCTTCTGGACCATCTTCCAAGAACTGTGTCATTTTACTGCTCCGCCTCTTAACACTGAATCTTTATATTCTCCAATATCTAGAGGGTCTGGTGTAAGACCCCATTTTAATCTTTGGTTTTGATATTCAAACTCTTCATCATCAATCTTTCTTCTACCAGACAAAAACTTTGGCTGACCTTCATAAATTCCATAGTGTCTTACTGCATCAGCAAGGGCAGCCATTCTGGAGCGGTTGCCTTTCTTAGATGTTATAGACAAAAAGTTGCCATCGTCATCGCCGATCCATCGTCCGTCTGGCATTTCCCATACGTATATTCCGAGTGTAGTTTCCTCGATTATTTGGCTTTTTTGATTTAAGATGTCCATATGTTAAATAGTTTACCATTCTTCCTAATAAAAGTCCAGCTTGTGTACAATGGAATGACAAAAGTTATTAAATACTGCAGGCTACTCGTCAAAAGATCTTACGAAGTAGGCAGTATTGTCAGTCCCAGTTACACCTTCTTGAACTGTAATTCCTGGGTCAACAATATTAAATGAATTATCTGAGCAGTAAAGCTTATAGTTTTTAACGGCTTCTGCCAAAGTAAAGGCACTTGGATAAAAAGCTATGTTGCTATATGTATTTGATCCGCCATACAAAAGGCCATCTTGGCTTTGATTAAACTTAATATTTGTGGCTGGATCGGAAAGAACCAATATTATATGATGAGATACGTCATTGAGCAGGAAGGATGAGATATTTGTCTGATTTGTTACATTTACGCCATTTACGTATATTGAGCTTATTCCGTTTTTTGTTATATTGCCGTTAGCCGCCCATTTTATTTCTGCAGAGTCTGATGAGAATAAAACATTCGAGCCCCCTCTTGGGGTAAAAAACATTTCTATGGTTTCTGGATTCATTGGTAGATCCACAGAAAATCCGTGTCCAGAATACATGGACAGCCCATTGTATTGGTTTTGAATTCTTACTGGATAATTATAGTATCCGAGGGAATAGTCGTAATCTGAGTATATCTTAGCGCTAGAGTTGTCTGCATAGCAATCTTTATTTGAGTACATGTCTATATCTATCCCACTAAAATAGGGAAGGTCAAATGAAGAGTCTTCTGTAGTCATAGTAATTCTTAAATCAAGAATTGGGCTGTTTAGATTTTGATTTTTATTATAGTAAGGTAGCGGTGCATTATTTTTGCATTCCTCCCATGGTTCTCCTGGAACCGATACCTCTACCAATATGTTTTGCACATCTTGTCCATAAGATATTCTAGAAGAAATTATATTTTCTGGGTTTGTTACGTAAATTCTATCTTCAAATACAAAAGACTTTGTTTCTGCTAAATCTGTTTGTGCAAATTCGATCCTATTAAGTTCTGGGTTATAGTACGCATCTCCAGAAACTATTTGGTCTAAAGATTTTATTCCAGGATACCTATATGATATGTCTGGCTTTATTGAAAATGAATTAAGTGAGAAAAGTATTCCTTCTTTAGAATAAACTATTTGTGAATATTTTGTTTCCTTGTACCCAGCTACGTAATGCTTCATTATTTTGTAATCTTCTATCTCATAATTATATATTGCTGCAGAATCTACTATGAATTTTTTTCCTACATTTGCTGGCCCTAAAGTAAGCTTTATAGAATCATTAGTAAATTT